CGCTTCAGTAAGACCCACTTTTTTGCTTGTGCCTTTAGTACGTACACCCGGATACGCTGAGAAGACATTATCACTGGTATCACCACGCATGCATTTTTCAAACAAGAGCCATTCTGGATCTGGGACAGCTTTGGGTTGTTGTGTTTTTTTGTCGATGACTCGTTTGCCTTTTGCATCAAAGATACCTTCGTGTGTAATTGTAGTTTCCATAACACCGTTATACTGTTTCACATTGGGTGCAATCAATTGCACAAAATCTGTATCTGTTGAAATAATAATATGGTTATCGTTTGGATGACTCTGTATCCAACCAGCAATTAGATCATCAGCTTCTAACCGTGGATTTTGCATTACTGTACAGTTAGTCTTATCTTTAATAAAATCTTTAAATGTATCAAACGCTTCCCAAAAGACTTTCTCTTCGTCTGCTTCACGTTCTGTATGTGCGGCACGTTGAGCAGCACGTTGAGCTTTGTACGGGGCATAATAATCTTTGCGCCAGCTACGCCCCTCTAAACAGAAGATAACGTGACTGCCGTCAAAGTCTTGCCAAGCCTTCTTAACACTATTAAGTGTAATATGAAAAGCCATGCCTAGTTTGATATCAGCGTCGCCGTTAATAACATGTCTAGCACGGAAAAATGTATTTGCTGTATCAACTATAATATAGTTCATTTAATATTCTTTTTAACTGTGTTAATATCAATTACGCCAGTGTTTACTGCACCACCGTAGTCGCCGTCGGTTACTACATTTGCACATAATTCACGGAACCAACGATCCACAATTTGTTCTTCTGGGTCGCCGTCAAATCCGTATCCTTCTTGCTTTAATTTTAACACAAACTGTTCGTTCCAGTCAAGCTCAAAAAATCCATTGCGGATGTTATCTTTGTTTACATGTGTTTCTAACACTCCGACCCAGGGTTCTTTTTTACGTGTAGCACGAGTCTTTGGATCTAACTTAGCCAGCTCTTCTGCTTCTTTAGCACGTTCGGCAGCCGCAGTAGCAACTTCTGCTAATTTTTTAGATTCTTCAGCAGCCTGCATAGCAGCTTCTGTAGCTTCTTTAAGTTTGGTAATACCAAATAATTTTTCTACGAATTTACGCATTAGGTTCCCCATTCATTTTTAAACAACGGCACTTGAAGTCTATCACTGTACCTCAACCCGTTCTTCATGGCCAAATCGGCTACTTTACGATTGTTTAATGCATAAACACTTTCAACACCACCAACTGGCATTAGATAAATGTGACCTGTAAAACCTGCCTTACGATATTCTTCAGATGCACGTTGAGCATCAGCAAAGTCTTGTTCGGTAGCAATAACAAATTTTAAATATGCAGTACCGTATTCTTCGTATTCACAAACTACTTCTGGAATAATTGCTTCTCCCCAACTCTCGCCTGAACAAGGAAGTTTAGCACTAACACTAAATGTAATCTCACGCCAAAAGTCTTGATCATGATGACTTTTCCAAGTGTGCAAATAAGCAGCAAATTCTGTAGTTAGCTTTTGAGTACCGTTAGTTTCAAAAGTAATCTCTCTAAGTCTATTCATGCTAGCATGCGATAGCAAGTCAGGATAAGCACGTTGCCACCCTAACAAAGGTTCGCCGCCTGTAATAACTAGATGCTCATCTTCCCAACGCTTGTGTGGAAGTATCTCCATAATGCGATTTACAATAGCATTACTTTCAAGCATGGGTGATAAGTCTTTAAAGTCTGGATGCCACGACGCATAGCTGTCACATCCTGTGCTGACTAGTGGCAAGTCTTCATACTTTTGAAAAGACTCAATCATTTTGTGTGTTGCCGCAATGTCAGTGGCTTCGTGACTGACTTCACCACGAGGCATTCCAAAGCCAGCACATTTAAAGTTACAACCAAATGTGCGTAGAAACACAGACGGGACACCCATATAGCGTCCTTCACCCTGAATGCTGTAGAACAGCTCTGCGATTTTAATTTTGCTCATATTACTATTATACACTCTTTTCACTAGTTGTGTCAACCTTTTTGAGTTGCCAGCTACCATCTTTTTGATCAATCCAATTTAGCGTGTCGCCTTCTTTCCAACCTGCCTTTTCTAACAAGTCGGGCGGGAATGCTATCATGGCATCGCCAGTTTCTGGATCCTCTTCTACCTTAAGAGTCCATGAGTTACGTTGTATATTTTCCATTATTAGTCCTTTCTAAATTTTGTTCTTGCGGTTGTTCCATCCGCAGTCTACGACATTGATTTTTGATGTCAATTGGTATATCCGGAGATATTTCAGCTAGCCTGCAATCATATACAACTACTCCGTGACTTTCTGTTTCTGTAAGTAAATATATTGCAAACACAGTTAAACTTACTGCAAGAATTATCTGCCCAGTACATTTCATAATCTATCACTCAATAATAATTTACACATTAATGCATCATATTCATTAATAAATTTAAAGGTCATATAATCTGTTTCAGGATGACTAGTGTAACGCTCTCCCGGCAATCCAAATTGTTCCAATACCTTAGCGCAGGTTTCGTTCCACCAAAATCCATTTTGGTTATCCCAGGTCACTGTTATGTCGTGCGTCATTCTACGATTGGACTAAATCTTGCTAAAAAACTTTCTACATAACAACTATATTCTCGAGTCTCATCTTTGTGGGCATTATCTTTAATATAATGTATCCACGTATGTTCTTCGAGTTCTATTACATGTATAACACGAAATTTTTGACTATTGCTATCAGACCACCTTGATCCCTCTTTAACCATTTTTAGCTCCTTCTAAGATTTGTAAAATAGTTTCAACTATCGTATCATTACCTTTTTTGTTGTAATGATTTACATCCCCTCTTTCTGCTGCCCACAACTTACTAAAATCAATATTATTAAATTCAGTAGATAATACCGCACTAATGCTAACATGCGTCATACTAATATACGGTATATTAATTATGCTTTTTATTTTCTCTCTTAACAACTCATATATGTCAATTTGGTATTCTTCGTCGTAGTGATATTTGAACCAAGACTTTGATATTTGTAGATTGTTATTGAATGGTTGAAAATGCCCAATGAGATCAGTAACAATTAAATCGCAATCTTTATGTAACCCTTCTTTGTGTAACGGATGATTACGAGTGTGAACTCTGCTTGGACTAGTGTGACTTACAATTACTAGATCAAATTTTTCTAATTCAATATTGGTCAATTGTTTGTATATTTTATATTCGCCTACCCCTGCCTGCGCAACATTGACAACATCAAATTGTTCTGCCAATTTCTCTACCCAGCCGATGTTAGTATCTTTTCTAGGCCATTTGGCTGCAAAGCTATCACCGGCAATTAAAATTTTCATAGAGTCTTTAACCAAGGCAAATACTCGTTAGCAATCATTTCGTGATATTCTTTGTTATAGTGTTCTTTATCTTCAAGATAGAATTGTGTATGATCGATACCTTTTTCTGTAAAAAATACTTCAACATTTTTAGTAGCAATTTTAGTACATTTTAATTTGCCATAATATTCAAATGTCTGCGGATACTTTAGTCTATCTGTAATATTGAATAGATACAATTTAGCACCGTTATCTGCACAAATATTATCCCATGCATACACACTTTGTAAGAACTCTCGTTTTTCTGTAAACGAATTTAAATCAAAAAATGTTTTAACCTGCATAAATGTATGCTTGCGCAAGTTGGGATTTTTAAGCCCATGCTCTGCCGACAACTCCATGCCTGGAAATTTACTATAGTCGTCTCGAATAGGCTTATTAAAGAGTTGTATTTTGTTGTCTACAATTGTTGGATCTGAATAGCGATCGATATTTTCATACGGTGAATCTAGCTTTAGTGTAAAATGATCAACATCAATAACGGTGTCAGATAATACATCGTCAAATGCAATTACAAATCTATTGAGAGGAGCCATACACAAAAACACTTCATCGATATCACTGTAGTATTCGAACATTGTTTTTAACCAATCAGTATAGACTCGATTATTTACACCGGCCATAGCGTACATAGCTACAGGTTTATTTACAGTGGTACTGTATACTTCTCCGTAGTTGTTATCATTCCAATAGGAAAACGATCCCAGCCCTACTTTTCCAGGGATACTATCGTACCCACATGTGTGACTATCACCGATGAACACTGCTCTACTCATTTTTTATAATTTCCTTTTTCTGGTATAACGTGTCTAACGCCACCACGGGGATCTTCCATATCGCCTTTGCGTCTTGGAATTAAATGAACATGTGGATAGGGAACAGTTTGACCTGCTGCTTCTCCCCAATTGAGTCCAATGTTAAATCCATCCCACTCGCCGGCCTTGACTTTTTCTTGACCTAAGCTAAGTGCATCTGCAAAACAATCTTCAATAACTCCGTTGGCTGAGTATTTAGGCACAAATAATAAATGCCCGTCAGTTACTGGATACTTATCTTTAAAAATAACAACATGAAAATCATCTTGTACAATATTATCCCACGGTGCATCACCTACTTCTTTTGCATCATCTAATGAATAATGTAGATTCATTTTATCCTCTGGCACTTGTCTGCGTTCTTGATATAGTAGGTCCCGAACTAGTAAAGTCCATTCCTGCTCCTCTTCCTTCGTACAATGACCCGTTCCATTTCATGTTAATTTTTACAGATTTATTTAAAATTACATTAAGTTTACCATGCTCTTCAAAATCTTGTACAACTGCTTCTATTGTTCGTTTACTAGATACCTGCATAATTTGACAAGTATCGCTGTGCCTTATCATTGTACTCATTTAGTCCACCAGTCTTCGTACGGAAAATCAATCCAGGCCGGATCTTCTTCCTTGTTAATTTCTACTCCAGAGTAGTTCATAGATGTAACACACTTGGATGCTAGATTATCAAAAATAACAGCGAATCGAACATTGTCCCCCCAAACTTCACTCCATCGTTCATCGTCCGGCAAACACCCGGCAGTCCAATCATTTATGATCCAATTCAATGTAGCGCCGGTGTCGTTAATGTCGTCAACAATAAGAATCTTTTTTTGACCACTGCCTGATACCATTGGATCGTATATTTCGTATCCAAATGCATCTTCTGCCATCCATAGGTTACTTTCGCATGAATCGCCATCACGTAATTGTACTTTTAATGTTTCGCAAGGCACCTCAAAATAATAGCTGATCATCTTAGCAGGTAATAACCCGCCTCGAGTAATCCCTACAACATAGTCAGGACGCCAATTACTATTGGAAATGTCTCTGCAAATCTTTGCTATTAACCCTTGATACTCTTCCCAACTAACCTGCCGCTTTTTCATATACTTCCTTACGAGTTTTTAAATAATGTTCGTGTTGAATCCATACATCGTTTACAAGAAATCCCCAGTCACGCACTTTCTTTAACGGCATAAACAGAGTCCATGCAGTTACACCTGGCTGTAATTCGATACGATGATAGCTGTTAGGTTTACATACACGAAAATGTCCAGGGTTACGCCACTTACGAACTTCACATGACTTGGTACCGTCTGCGTTAAATTGCGGAATCCATTCATAGTATCCTCCACGCAGAATTAAAGTACAATAACCCCATGGGTGATCATGAACATCGTCCGGATCACCTTTTAAAAATTTATGTAAAAATATATTAAATGGAAAATTATCACGCTCTTTTAAGAAAAGATAATATCGTTCTAAATAAGGCTCGTCGTGTACACGGTCCATAATAACACGTTTACGACCTAGCTTATCAAGTAATTTTAACAACAAGGTCATACTTCTTCCTTAAACCATTCATCTACCATATCTTCAGCTTCGTCTTGTGTGAGTGCTGGTACAAAAATTCTAGCTGGTTCACCTACAGTATGTTGAATGTTAAATCGAATAACCCCTGCAGGAATAAGATTCCAATCTCGTTCTACTACAAATTCTTGCAAGTTTTTTGCACGGTATATTAATTGATCCGTTAAATCTTTAGCTGTTGTCATCTTGGGGCAAACTCCTGTTGTAGTTTAATGTTGTCAAAGAATTCCTTCTTTGTATGAGGATCATCTTTGAATGACCCTTTAAGTACTGTAGTCTGCGTTAGTGAACTATGTGCCATGATGCCGCGGTTTTCACAACACCCGTGAGTGGCCTGTATATAGACTGCTACATTTTCACTTTCAGTTGCTTGCATTATTTCTCTTGCAATGTCGTTGCAGAGTTCTTCCTGTAGTGTTCCTCGTCGGGCACACCATTGTGCGATACGAGTATATTTAGAAAGACCAATGAGTTTATTAGCGGCGATGATACCGATGTAGGCAACCCCAGCCACAGGCTGGTGATGATGAGAGCACATGGACCGTAGCTCACTGCGAACCACGAGCATGCCTTCGTAGCGATCT